GGAACTAGCTGAGAAAATCAAGAATGGCGATGTTTCAATCACTCATACTTATGATGACGATACAGGAGAGATACTTACTACTACGTATGGAACAGGTACAAGTAAATCTATCTATGAAGTGCAAAAAGATGCTGAAGAGCAAAAGATTTCAGAGAGTGAATCTAATGTAACTAATCGTTCTAACTTAGCAAATAGAGATATTGCAATCAAAGCACAGCAGGAACTAGCTGAGAAAATCAAGAATGGCGATGTTTCAATCACTCATACTTATGATGACGATACAGGAGAGATACTTACTACTACGTATGGAACAGGTACAAGTAAATCTATCTATGAAGTGCAAAAAAATAAATATACAGCAGACATTGCGTTTGTAACTGCACAGAAAGCAGAACTTGAACATTCTGTTGTTTACAACAATCGTCTAAAAACGTTAGAAAGCTATAAAGGATATTTAGGTGATTTAGGTCTTGGTGGTTTTGTTATTCCCAAAGATATGACTAAATTATATTTAGATATGGTCTCCAATATTTACACAAATGGAAATACTACTCCTCAAAATATTACACTTACTCTTCCAACAGCAACAGATACTGTACTGGCTACTTAGTTTATGAGTGGTAACATTGGAGTTAGTGAGACTCAAGATACTTATGAACCTCCTAAAGGAGCTGAAACTGATAATGGTGGCACTAACTATGGTGGTGCTTCCTCGAGTGGAACAAAAGTAGCAGGAGAAATTAGTTCTACTCACACATACGATACACAATCATCATCAACCATAGTATCTTCAGTAAAAATCTCTGATGAAAAGAATACTGCAACTACACAAGATATGATTAACTCAATAGGAGATAATCTATCTGATGTTACATCTTCCTTTACTGGTCATGTTACAGGGTATGACGAGAATTCTTCGGTTACACATAAAATAAATAAAAATGGAACGACAACAACTACTAACGATGGGTACAGTGATATTATTGAACGGAGTGATGCCTATTCTCAAGAACAAGATATTTTCAATCAAGCAAAAAAAATCTTAGAGGGTGCAGAAAAAATTAAAAAAGAGTTAGCAGAGCGAAAAGATGATTTAGAATATAAAGACAATACAAAAAATGAGAAACCTGAAAAGCGTAAAGGAAATTGGGAACTAAGTTTTGATTTTAAACTAGATGGTTTTGCAGATCTTTCACTTAATAAACCTCTTTATCTTTTAGAAGTTCCTAAACAATATGTAGAAAATATCATAGATGGTAGCGCTAATGACTGGATGGCTGGAGGTAAGCATTACGATAGTCCTCGTGCTGGTGGACAACTGTTTAATGTCACAGGAGATTTAAATACAGTTAAATTTTTAGGTTTACAAGATAAAAACTACTATAACACCCACTTAGACAGACAATTTCATAGTATGGGCGATGTTCAGCGAATACTTGAAGTAACGGCAGGAACACCTTATCAAGATAGTTCTTCTCTTACAAAATTAGCTCAAGCAAATATTTCAAGAATTAGAGATTTGACACTCAAACATAATGCTGTTGTTTATGATGAGTTGTATAAATATGATGAATGGTCACATATGTCAAAAGATGAAAAATCAGAATATCTACACGGTCAAGATAAAGAAAGTGTTGGCGATTATGTTACCTCGATTGGTGGTAATGTTGATGCTATATTAGATGATTGGTTCAACATAGGAAATAGTCACTTACTCGAAATTGAAGCCGATAGAATGGGTGATGATTTTGATGACTTTGTAGAAGATATAGGAGAATCTTTTTCTAAAGTGTTTGGTTGGTAACAAGCATAGCATCTAAATGCACTACTTAAACTCTTTTTTCTTACTACAATACCTTAAAATCAAATAGGGTTTAAAGGACACATATGGGTAATGGAAAAGAAGAGGAAAATACGTCGATAATAAATGAGTTAGAAGAAACACTTGGATTGTCAGAAACTCCTTTAGAGAATGAAGATACTCCAGCTTCTAAAGAAGAAGAAGAAGAGCCAAAAGAGATTCCAGTAACTCCAAATACAACGACTATGACAGATGAACAGTTAGACATTTCAAAAGAGATAACTAAGATAGATATACAGATAGAAGAACTTGAAAAAGCAACTGTTGATATATCACAATTTTATGCAACGTTAGATAAAGAGCTTACTGAGGAAGAGCAAGATTTAGAGCTTACTGATAAACCAGCATATATGAAACTTGTGAATGAAAAAGCAAAAGAGTATGAAATAAAACATTCTAAACATGATGAGATACAAACGCTTAAAGATGAAAAAGAAAATCAAGAGGGTATGTTTCAAAGACAAAATGCCATTACCGAAGTTATTACAAAATATCCTGATTACAACCATGAAAATATTTTAAAATTCTTCGAAAATGATTTAAGTAGAGCAGAGCAAAAAAAGATATATGACTCTTCAAAATCGTATGCAGATGTATATGAAAATGCCTATAAAAAGCATCTTGAACTTAATCCATCAAATATAGCAACAACCCCCGCACCAAATATTCCAAATGTAAATAATGCAAGACAAGAGAGTGTAAACCCATCGCAGGTTGAGCAGGGGTTTAAAACTGATGAAGAAAAAATAAGCGATGCACTCGGTATTTAATTTAGATAAAAAAGGAGATAGATAGATGGCTAAAAAAAACGAAGCAACACCAATCAAAGCAAGAGATGAATGGGAAATTAAAGAGGATTTAAGCGCTGTTAAAAGAACAATGAAAATCTTTAAAGATAAAGATAGATTAAAAGATGTTCAAGATTTAATTAAGGCAGATAAAGTAACAGAACAAACACTTGATGCAATCGCAGATGGGAAGATAGCAGAAGCTTTAGGTATTTAGATAAATAAAAAATAGCCCTACTCTAAGATAGGTAGCAACATTAGAGAGCCTTTAGCCCTCCCAAGTGTGTCGCTCTAGTGTTTGCTATCTATCTTAGGGTAGGCAAAAAGATTTAAAAATATATATACAATAAATTAAGGAAACAATATGCCAACATTTAATGGAATGTCAGCAGCAGATTTTTTATCTACTGCTGATGAGAAAGTAGCTTATAGTAAATCAGTAACTAGAGATTCTATGAGAAAGTCAAAAATCAAGCCTTTTATCGCTACTAGCGAAGATGATACAACAAGTGTATTTAAAGTTGTTCTTAAAACACTTGAAAAAGGAAGTGTGGTAGCGATAGAGTTAGAAGATTCTCTTACTCAAAGTGGTGCTGTTGGCGATGTTGATTTCTCTGCAAGTGCAGAAGAGATTAAAAAAATAAAACAATTTATCCCTATTGATGGGTGGCAACACTCCGTACCATCAAGTACAAACATTGTAAATAGAAGAAACTCTGATAAGTTTAAGACTGGTGCAACAAAGTCATTAACAACGTGGGGAACTATGAAGTTTGATAAAGTTGCTATTTCTGCTTTAAGTGCAGATTGTACTAATATCGTAGTTTGTGGTCACCATTCGGACTCAACACCTACAAATCTTATCAAAGAAGATGTACTTACAACGTCTGATGTTGAAGAGGCAAAAAATAGAGCTTCACTAGGTTTAGATGCTTCTGGTAATGCTACTGTTCCACCATTACTTCCTGTATCAACAACTCAAAATGAAAACCTTGGTTACTATGATGAAGTTGAATTTTTTATTATGTTTGTTGGTACAAATTCAGCTAGAAATATTAAAAATGATGCCAACTGGGCAGAAGCTAGAAAAGATGCTCTTGAGAGAGGAAAAACAAACCCTATCTTTAGTGGTGCGTTAGGTTTTCACGATGGTGTTCTTTTACTCAATATGAAAACACACACTGACCGTGATGCAGGTATACTTACTTCAAAAAGTAAATTTACTGGATTTGGTGGTGTAAAAAAGAGCGACCTTAGCATTTATGCAGGTGGAGATGGTCAAGAAACAGAGATTAACCTTTTTGTTGGTGCTGGTGCTGGTTATATAGTTGTTGATCAAGGCATAGCTCTTTATGATTGGGCTGATGCTAAAGACCCTCGTAGAATGCATGCGGGGATAGATAGAGTATATGGTTTAGCAAAAACAAAATACAAAGCAAGTTCAAATGATGGCATCTTAGAGGGTTCTATTTTTGATAATAAAGATTATGCTGTTATTGCAGTTGTAGCTTCTACGGGTAAATAAGGAAAACAGATGGCAATTATAGTAAAAAGAAAAAAATTAGAGATTAGAGATACTGGAACAGTAACTTATGAAATAACAGGTAGTGCCAATGTTGGTAAAACTATTGACTTTATGGGTATCGCAGAGGGGTTTCGTGTTGTAGATGTAAACGTAACAGTAGATGAAGCTTTTGCAAATGATGATAACAAAGTATCAGTTGGTATAGAGGGTGATTTTGAAAGATTTATACCTTTAACTACTATTGATGCAGTCAAAGGTATAGCATTTAATAACCGTCAATTATCAGCTAGTCAATCTATGGCTATTGTTGTAGATGTTGCTGGAACAGCTAGTGCAGTTGGTAAAGCTACTGTTACTGTTTCTTATGTTAAACATCAAGTATCAAGACAAGATTACTAGATGACAAAAGTATATTTTACCCCTTATAGTGCTGTAAGATATATAGGTACTAAGGCTAAAGAGTTTAAAGGCTCTTTAGCTAGACCTCGACCTATGTTGAAAAATGGTGACATAGTTATAGTAGATAAAAAAACAGCTTTTAACTTAACTAAAAAAGGGTTTGATAACTTTACTGAAGTAACAGATATTGAGTTTGAGCAAGTTAATATAGAGCTTAATATAGAACTTGAAAAGAAGCTTACTCAAGCTACTGCTGAAATGAAATTATTAAAACAACAATTAGCACAAGCTAATAAAGCATTAAAGGCTAAGTAATATATGAAAGCAAAAGACTTTTTAGACCAATCAAGAATTGAACTTCAAGAAAAATCTATACATTGGTCAGAGCCTGAGCTACTTATTAAACTACAAAGAAGTTACAACTCTTTGCAGTTTGACCTACCTTTTTTTATGGCTACAAAAACACTAGATATAAAAAAGGGTATAAGTGAATATAACCTTGATGATATTGTTTTAAAAAATATAATTCTTCGTGTAGATAATCAAGCGTATAACTATGTTGAGTTTGAACAGTTTTTTATAAGAGTAGATGAAAAGCAATATACATTCAATGACAAACTACTGATAATAAACCCAACTCCAAACTCTAATACTACTGCTACATTCGCATATAGATATTTAAAAGAGATAGAAAATATAAATTGTCATATAGAGCTACCTCTTGTCTATAACGAAGCATTACGATACCTGTTTATGAGTAAAGTACACGAGAAACCTACTCGCAATACAAAAGATAGGAATCTAAACAAACATTACTTAGCTCTATACCAACAAGAGTTAAGAGAACTTCAAACTACAAAGAAAAAAATAAGAAGAAAAAAAATAACTTCAAATTATCAAAGGGTTTAAATTATGTTCGAAAAGTGGGATAGTAAAGATACAGCATTGACTATACAAGGGCTTGGCTCACTTGCTGGTGCATGGGGTCAATATGAAAACGGCAAAGAAGCAAATAAGCTTATAAAAAAACAGTTACAATATGAAAAAGATAAAGATACGTATGCTAAAGGTCAAATGACTAAGGCTCAAACAAATCTTGAAGATGCTTGGACTGACTCTTCATTGAACAAAAAGAAGAAAACAGATACTCTGGCAACAGGTGCGCTAGAAATAGTGACATAATATGTTTGAAACAACAACAACACTCATAGACTGGTTAAGAGAATCAGCTTATCATTTTAAAGATACAAAAGCTTTTTCTGCAAAGGTTAGGAACTACTACAATGGCGACCAGCTAGATACAACTATAAAACAGATTTTAGCAAATCGTGGGCAACCAGAACAGTATGAAAATAATATCGCAAAACATAACAACTCTATACTTGGATTTAAAAAAGAGCGAAATGTAGAGATAAAGCTATTTGGTACAGAACTAAGAGATAGAGCGAGTGCAGATATGTTAAATGCACTTATAAAATCTATTACAAGTGTGAATGATTATGAAACAGAGATAGATGCACTTGATGATGAGTTATCGATAGAGGGTGTATCTATTTGTGAACTAAGCATAAGTGCTAGTGGTGAGTATGATGAGTTTTCACGTGAGCATAAAGATTTAGAGATAAAAGCAGTACCAGAAGCACAAATGTTTCTTGACCCATTTTCCCACGGGAAAAACTATAATGATGATGCAAGATATATTCATCGTGCTTTTTGGATTGATGTTGAGGATTTGTATGGTTTAGGTTTTGAAGAAGAGCTTATAAAAAGATGTACTGATTCAAACTATTTAAGTGATGTTGTTGAAGATGATTTATATGCAGATGAGACTATAAGAAAAAGAACATTACTTACTTATAGTTGGTATAGAAAGTTTGATAAAACGAGTAAAAAAGATAAATACTATTACTGTTTTTGGAGTAATGATATTATATTGCTTCAAGGTGAAAGCCCTTTTAATTTCAAAGGTTTCCCTTATGAAGTTGAATTTTTAAACAGAGACTTTAGAGGAAATATAAAATATTGGGGATTGTATAGAGATATTATGCCTATTCAAGACCATATCAACTATGCAAAACTAAGACTTCAAAATATGTTAGCAAATAACAAAACACTTGTTCAATCTGGTGCATTGATAGATGATGATATAGATGCTTTTAATGATGAGTGGAGCTTAGATAATGCAGTAGTTTTAGTGAATGACTTAAATGGTATCAAAGATATAAAACAAAATGTTCAAATCCAACAGATACTAAATATCATCATAGATGGACGTAACCAGATAAGTGAACTTCTTAATGTCAATAAAGAGATGTTAGGAAATGCAAACAATCGCATGAGTGGTGTAGGTCAAGAACAGCGAATACAAACAGGTATGGTTGGGTTAAGTCGGTTCACAAATTCAAGTGATAGACTTCAAAAGAAAATCATTAAAAAATCTATTAAGTTTATAGAGCAATACTATGATACTCAAAGGGTTGTAAGCATCATAGATGATGACTATGTTCAAGAGTTTTTAACTATGAATGAGACTATACGTAATACTCACGGTGGTGTAGAGTTTGAGTTACTTGATGATGGAAAGATGAAACCACAAGTAAATAATGCCATAGTCGTAGGTAAATACGATTTAATATTTTCAGTAAGACCAAAGTCAAGTAGTATGAGTTCTGAGAGTTTAAGACAAAATGTTGAGCTACTTAAAGTGCTACAAAGTACAGACCCTACTCTTGTGAAATATCTTATCCCCGATATATTAAGAGATACTAACTCCTCTAGTGCTAAAAAGATTAGAGATATTATAGAGAAAAAAGATGATGAATCTCAAAACTCTCCACAAGCACAAGAAAATGCACAGTTACAAAAGCAGATACAAGGTTTAGAGTTCCAGCTTAAACAGTCTCAAACTAATCTAAACAATGCTAAAGCTGATGGTATTGCAAATAAAAACAAGATAGATTTACAAAAAGCTTTTAGCAATTCACTTATAGCAAAACAAAATGTACAAGTGAAGCAAGATAAAAATTTAGTTGATGGTATAAGGAGAGCATAATGGGATGGTATGATGCATTTAGTGGAGATGTTGCAAGGGTAAATACAAGTCGTGTTACAACTGATACTGGTAGTGGAGCAAGTGCTTTTGGTGATGCATTTGCATCTTTTGGAAAGAGCCTTTATAGCAAAGAGATAGACAAAGAAAAATCAGCTGTTCTTGATTTACAGAAACAGAATGAACAAAACAAGTTAGATACTTTTAATACTCAGCAAACAGCAGATAAAAATTCAAAAGAGTATCTCTCCACTGCCTCTGACAATAACTCTTTAGAAGAGTTTAATCAAATAGCAAACTCTACAACTAAAGATGGTAAAAAATATCTTACAGGTTCATTTGAGGATAAACAAAAAGTTGTACAAATGTTTAAGGATAGAGAAAAAGAGAAACAAATAATATCTGACAATGCTGATAATTGGGTACAAAAAGAAGATAATAACGATTATATAGCTGATGCTTGGGGTGCGACAAGTAGAAAAGAGTTTAAAAAAAACAATATACTTGATGATACAAATTCAGTAGATAGTCCAACAATGGAAAAAGTTAATGCAATATTTACAGCTAGGGAAAAAGCTGAAGCAAATAAAATCAAAGAGAGACTTGACAACAACGTATCTAAGACTAAAAATGCACTTTATGGAGTTCAAAAAAATGTAGCAAATGAAAACCTTAAAACTTTAAAAAAGACTAATACTGCTAATGACTTTAGTGATGCCTTTGGTAAATATACAGCATCTATAAATGGAACTGAAAATCTACAAACATTAAAAGATAATTATAATAATGGTGGTGGTTTTGATAATATTTCTAAAGATGAGATAGAAAATCTAAATACAAAAATAGCTCTATCTGCAAAAGCTGATGCAAATAAAAGTAATGAAATAAGTAAGTTAAATAGTGTGAAGAAAGATTTGAAACAGCAACAGGCACTTTCCAAACAAGAGCAAAAACTATTTAAAGTAGAGCAGGAACTAATCAAAAAAAGTACCGTAAAAAGTGTAGATGGAGCTAGAGATATTATAAGTATTTCCAAATACTTACGAGCGAAAGAAGCTCTTAAAAAAGATGCAAATGGTGAAGCAGTTGTCGATGAAACTACAAAACCAAAATTAGACTTTTTAGAAACTAAGATTATTCCACTTATGAATAATGGTAAAGATTTAACTCAAGCTTATAATATTGCTAGTGAAGAATGGATAAAAAAACAAGATGAAGTTGAAAAGGATAAGTATTTAAAATCAGATCCACTAGATGGTAAATCAACACCTCCTCAAAAAAAGCAAGAAGTTGATGATTTTTTAGGTTTTATTGATTAATGTATAAGGTATATTGATTTTATATGTCTATGCCTCTTTGGTAATGGAGTAGAATCTTTAGATAACATATTTGTTTTTAAACGACCTGTACTTTGATTAATATATCGTTGTCGTGATTTCCAACTCATTCCTCATCACACTTGATACTCTCAAAAACTTCAATTATTAGCAAGTCTAAACCCATCATCAACAGCTTCTTGTTCTGATTCAAGATACCTATCTCCTTTTTTTATATTTATTTTTATTCTATCATAGTTAGCATTACATGGTAGATGATAAATCATACTCTCTTTTTTACATTTAATGAGTGGATACTCCACAGAATACTGTTTTATGAAATGTTCAATATTATGTAATTTCAGATATTCTCTTGCTCTATCATCAAGATTATCATAGCTTGTAACAAGCATAGCATGTACTTTAATATTAGGATTTTCTAGTGCATAAGTCGCACTGTCTCCAACAAGTTGAGCGATAGTGTTTGAATGTATCTGATGTTTTTGAGCATAGTTTTTACACTGTATAAGAAGATGAGTTTTTTTATCTTTAATAATCAAATCTATACCATCATCTTGAAGTTTTTTATAGATTCCATTATATGAGACATTCATACCTCGTTGCTCATAGATATAGCCTATTTGTCTTTCGTATCTTGCACCTATCTTTTCTGAACTACGGTTTAGTTTTTTGTCTCTGTAATTTTCAATGCAGTTATTTAACCTTTCTTCTTTCTTTCTTTTTTTCTCTTCAATTTCTTCTCTTTGCCTTGTAATATCATTATCTCTTTGCTGAATGATTTTTTGGTATTCTATTTGTTTTAGTTTTTTTTCTTTTTTAATGATATAAGATGATTTAAGTTGTTTGTTTCTTGCAATAACTATATCTAACTTGTTAATAAGTCTCTCTTGCTCATCTTTTAAATCTTTACTTCTTAATATCTTTTTATCATATAAAAATTCTACTAAATATTCAGTAGATTTTATATATAACAGTATTATTATGACAATCAAAATAATAGCAATAAGTATTACTTCAGACATTTATAATTCTTTTGTTAAATTCACAATTTGAATATTTTCTTTAATGACTCTATTTATATGTTCTCGTAACTCATCATTTTTAGCATAAATGTTATTTTTATAAGTATCTAATGATCCTGCAAAAAAGAGAATAAAAAAGAAAACCAATAAGAAGAACACTTCCACTTACTTTTCTTCCATTCTAAACACTTTACCCATCAAAAACCCCCACATCCCTCAAAGTCTGTTTTAGTTTTTCATGTTTACATTTTTCTATATAATTTTCTAACCAAGATTTCACCCAACCTGGTACTGGCTTTTTTTCATCGTTCCAATTTCCAATATTACTATATGCTGAATTTGTTAAATTTGCAAACTCTTGTCTAGTTAAATTTATATCTTTTAATAATTTATCAAATTCTTTCTTTTTCACTCTTTAAACCCCTAAAAATAGACTTCTCGCCCTAAAAGGCGAAAAGTAAAATCATCATTTTTTTTCATGTAGTTTATGATATTCTCTTATCGCTACTTCTTCACCAAGTTTATTTGCCGTAGCTAACCATATTAAAGCTTCTTTTCTATAAAAAGAATAATCACAAGATGAGCATTTGAATTTTGCAGTTTGATAATTTGGCTTTTCCCCCACAGAGATGCTAGAGCCTTCAAAATAATTTGTAATACCTGCTTTTTTATACTCTTCGTATCGTTCTAAATCTTCTTTAGTAGCTTTTTTATCTTTTGAATGTAACTTATACATTCCACAATTTGGACATCTTGTAGCAAATCCATTGTATGTAAAAAAAAGAACTGCACCTAAAACAATTAATATAATAATTTCCATTGCCTAACCCCTTTATGTAATGTAGTTTGTTGCATTTAACCTAAAAGTTAAATGCTAATAATATATTGATTTTATACAGAAATTATAATAAAAACTCTTTAAATTATAGTTTCAGATTTGATATAACTCCCTCTCTTAACTAATCATCTAATTCTCTTTTATATGCTATTTCCTCTTTGTGTTCTCTATAAATAAAGCTATTTATATACATTATTATGACAATAATAATAAAGGGCAATAAAAACCAACCGTTTCCATCTTCAAAATACAGATATGTTAGAAGTACATAAGAAGGAGTTGCTATATATTCACTTCCTTGAGCATAATCAACTTTATAATTCAAAGCTTCTTCATATAAAACAGCATACGGTTCAGCAAAACTTATAAAGAATAAACTTATTGTAAGTTCATTTATATGCATAATTTCAACAATATCCCACCATTCCATACCATTGTCATATCCGAATAATTTACTAGCTAAGTATGTTATATAAGCAGATACAATTGGAGTAAAGAAGAGTAATACCGCTCTAAAATACCATTTCATTCTACTTCTTTTCACTTAATATAAGGCTTCATAGTCTCAGCAACTTTATCCATATCTTTTGCTTTGATATAGTTTTCTAACCAACTTTCTACCCATTTAGGTATATTTATTTTTGAACTTCCCCAAGTATTCACTGTATTGTAATTCAAATCAATTACTTCACAAAACTCTTTTTTTGTTAAACTTGCTTGTTTTAATAATTTGTTAAATTCTTCTCTAGTCATCGTTATAATCCCCTTAAACCTTGCATTACCCCTAAAAGAGTAATGCTTAAATGATATGTAATTATAGCATATAATAGAATATTGTTATGTTTTCATAGTATTAAAACTTGACATAGTTATATTTTCATAATATAATTCTAAATATATATTATGTTTTCACAATAAAAAGGAAAGAAAATGCAAGAACTTATAAAGATAGAAAAAAGAGTAATAGGTACTGAAGATACAAATTCGGTTATTGCAAGAGAGTTACATAAAACTCTTGAAATAAAAAAACAGTATTCAGATTGGATTAACACTCAAATCAACAGAACTGGTCTTCAAGAAAATGTAGATTACATAATTGTATCTCAAAAAGTAGAAGCTGGTAAAGGTGTATCTACTCGTAAAGAGTACATCATAACAACAGACGCAAGTAAACATATAGCTATGATGAGTCAAGGTGCTAAGGCTAAAGAAGTTCGTGATTATTTTATCGCAGTTGAAAAAGAGTTTACTAGCTCAATCACACCACACCAAGATTTAACACCTATTATAGAGATGATAGTAAAGCAAAATGAGATGATGATGAGTTTTATGCAAAATGTAACAGATGCTTTAACTAAACAAAGTGAAACTATTACACAACTTGCCAAAACAGTTGAGGAGTTAGCAAACCCTGAGAGAAAAAGACACCAAGAGAGAATAGAGAACTTCAAACTTCTTCACATACAAGTTAAAAACACTGAAAATGACCCTATAACAACTCTACAAAGAGATAATCTTCGTGATAGTGTGAGTAAGAGAGCTAGGGAACTACAAAGATTTCATAATATGGATACTTCAAAAATATCACAAATCATATTTAGTGAACTTAACAAAAAGTTTGCTACAAAAAGTTATGGGCATATAAAGCAAAAAAGCTATGTAGATGCTTGTTTGTATATAAATCATTTAGAACTTTTTAACTCTTAATAAAGGAAAAACAGATGAAACCAAATATTTTCACAAAAAAAGAAGCAGAGGTACTCTTAGGAGTATCTCCATCAGCACTTGTTACATTGTTAGATAATGGAGAACTAGAGCATTCACTTGTGAGTGGTAGAGTAAGAATATCTGAAAATCAGATAAATAGCTTTAAAGAAAAAAAATAAGATGGCAAGACCAGCAGGAACAACAAGAGCTAAAAAACCTATTCTCAAAAAAGAGTTTGATAGACTTATCACTGCAACAAATAGAAATTTAAGTTTACAACACTCAAGTAAAATAAAATTTAAAAGAGCTTTTACACTTCTGTATATCACTGGATGTAGAGTAAGTGAGATAGCACAACTACACTCTAAAGATATAGAGATGATGATTAAAAATAACGAGTTTTCTTTGAGAAACAATACTAAAACAAAAAGTTCAAGACTTATAACATTTGATGAAAATAGAGTACAAATAGAGTTTTTAAAAAAGATATTACCTGCTGATAATGAGTATCTATTTATAAAAAACAACTCAATAAAACCCCAAACTGTTTCATCTCTAAAATATCAGATGAATAAATTTATCCATAAAACACTAGGAGAACTCTACTCAACACATAGTTTCAGAGCAGGATATATAACAACAGCACATCAAGTAGGTTTATCTATAAGACATATTCAAGAGGATATAGGACATTCAAATTCTGCCACAACAGCAAGATATATAACTGTTACACACGATGAAATTTCTCGTGGGAAGAATAGGATAGGTTGGTAGATATATTTCTACACTACATTTAAACGCACTCTTTAAAATCCTTTAATTTAGTAAGATAAAAAATACTAATTTTAAGGTAGCTCCTATGCAAGAACAACAAACTTCACAAATTCAATCAAACCAACACATCACAAAAATGAGAAAAAGATACCCAGAGTATAATACGCTAGATGATATCTCTCTTGCTAAAATAGTAAATAAAAAAGACTATCCCAATATGGATGAGGAAGTTTTTTTAAATAAGGTCTTTAAAGAGACTCCAATACAAAAGATTGTTGAAGTAGAAAGTGAAACTATAAATCCACATATTGCAAAAATGAGAGAGAAATATCCTATGTATGAAGAATGGGATGATATTACTCTAGCGAGAGCTGTAAATAAAAAAAACTATCCCGACATGGATGAAGAGGTTTTTTTAACTAAAGCTGGTTTAGGGGAGGTTTTAAAACAAGAAAATAAAGTATTTCAAGAAAAATTACCATCTATTGAAAAAACAGTTGGTGAATTAAATGATATTTCAGCAGGTTCTAACTCTAACTTTTATGATTATGGTGCATCAATAGTTAAAGCAGTTGGTAAAGTCGGTGGTTATATGGGATTTGATAAATTTGAAAGAAAATCAAAAGTACTGCAATCTAAAATAAATAAACACTCTGCTGATGAAAAGAAAAAAGTTACAAATGAAGGAATCTACGAAGTAAGTAGAATGGCGGGAGACCCTGTAAACTTTACCCCAGCAGGAATATTCACAAAAGGTACTAAAGTAGCAAGAGTTGCTAAATCAGTTGCAGGTGGTGCAGTTGTTGGTGCTTCAACGATGGTTGCTAAAAACTATGGAAACGATACTTTAACCCAAGAGGAAAAAGATTTAGAGATAAGTATAGGTGCTGGTTTTGTGGCTACTATAAATGGGGTAATTGCTGGTGTAACAAAAGGTCGTGTTACAAGTGCTATAAAAGATGTATCAGATATTGAAGTAATAAAAACAAATCCTGAAAAATTTAACCTTAGTGAAGAAGAGGCAAAAGTAATAACTGATGCTCACGAGTTTCTAAAACAGAATAAACCTCAAAAAGCTAGTGATAATCTAGGATTTGAGAAAAAAGATGAAGATGTTGCAGCACCCACTACTAAAGTAGATGAAACAGTTATACCAGAGCAGAAACAAGAAGAGATTTTAACACCTCAAAAGCTGAGTGAAGTAGATGAAGCACTAGACCAAGATATGCAAGGGTGGAATAAAACGGCTGAAGATATTTTAGGGGAAAGTCCTAATCTTGAAAATAAAGTACGAGAAAATAAAACTCTTGAATCTCACCCAAGAATTCAAACAGTAAAAACTATGAGTGATACTGATTGGGATGAAGCAAACGCACTTTTTAGCAAAGGTATAGACAATCTAGCAGTAGGAACTTATGCAGGGATAGAAACTGATGAGAATGGGAATATAGTTGATTTTAATGCAGATGATTTTGTTATAGGTTTAGGTGGATATACAGCACTGAAAATGGCACTCAAAAATGGAACAGTTCAAGGAAAACTAAAAGAGTATGCTCAAAGTGCTATAAATAAAATAGATATGAATCCAGCAGTTTATAAAGAAAATGGGATAAATGCAATGTCACCAGTTAAAAGTAAATCTCAAAAAGAAAAAAGAGGAATTTATAATGTTACTTTTAATGGTAAAAATTCTACTGAGGTTAGAAAAGCTGATGGTGAAGTTATTGAGTACTCAAAAGGTGATTTAAAATATGGTGCAGAGCATATAAAATATAGGCATATAGGAGATGATAAAAATGGAAAAAGTAAGAATGGTATTATTACAGAGAATGAACTATTAGAACTAGGAGATGTTATTAAAAAAGGTTCTATTGAAACAAAAGACAATAAAAATATTTATACTTATTTTAATGAGAATGGAGAAAGATTTAGAGCCATCGTCGGTAAAAATAGTGAGGGAGAATCAGTAATAAGCTATTATTCAAATAGAAAAGGTGGGAGTCATAATGCTCAACCAAAAACCTCTTCTAATGAAAATACTAAGAGCATGGAACGAGCATTGGTAGATAACCAAAGTGATGAAGTTCACTCATTCCAGAGTGCATCAGATGGCAGTCCTCGAATTACCTATGACCAAACCCTTAATAATGGAAATATTATACCACAAGAGCCTAAAAAAACAAAGAGTGTACAAATTCAGTCACAAGGTGCTGGTCTTATTTTGGGGGTCACAGAAGATGAAGATGGAAATATGGACTACGATTGGAAGATGGGTCTAGCTGGTGCAGTTGGTGGTTCAGCTGTAGCTTATGGAGCTATGAGAGGAATAGCAAAGATAAAAATACCCCTTAAAGTCCAAAAACTATTTAACAAAGGGGAACTACAATCTAGCTCTTCTCTCCCTGATGAGACTAGGGTACAACTAAAACAAAGACAGTTTCAAGATAAGTTTAACAGAGTGAAACAGCTTATAAATTTAAAAGCAGATATAAACAAGATAGATGATGTGATAAACCCTTACCAAGCGGAGGAGCTTATGCACGGTAAAGTGGATGAACAAATAGATGAGTTCAATGAAAATATATATAGCCCTATCGTAGAGAAAATTTCCCAGGGGAAATTTAGTATTGATGAAGTAGATAAATATCTTTGGGCTAGACACGCACCAGAGCGAAATGCACAGATGCTAAAAAACAGACTCTCAGAACTAAAACCTAGTATGAGTATGGAAGAAGTTGGAGAGATATTTACTAAATATAAAGATGCTGATATAAAGGAGGTTCTATCTCAAACCAAAAAGATGGGTGACCAAGCTATACACTTTGTACCACAAGAGAATATAGATGAGTTTTTAAAAGCAGTAGAAGCAAAAAAAGTACACGATAAGATAGCTGAAATCACAAAAAGTGATAGTGCATTAAGTGGTATGAGTGATGATGATGCTTATAAAGTAATAAATAAATATATGAACAACCCAAAAATGCAAAGTATAGTAGATGATATATATGCGATGAATGCTTCACGACTAGAAAAGATTTATAAAGATGGTTTAGAGAGTGAAGAGTTTATAAAAAAGATAGATGTATATGATAACTATGTTCCTCTTAGAAGAGAGTTTGATAAAGAAAGTATGCCAAATACTGGGAAAGGTTTTGATATAAAAGGTACAGAGATTAAAAGAGCTAAAGGGAGTAATAGAGAGGTAGAATCCCCTTTTATGCACTCTGTCCTTGCTTATCAAGAGACTATAGTAAGAGCTGAAAAAAATGAGGTTGGTAAGGCATTTTTAGCTTTTGCTGATGAGTTTTCTGATGAAACACTTTATACTATTAGCAACTTAAAACATATACCACAACACAATAAACACGGTGCAGTTGTAAGTGTAAACCCAGACTATAAAATAGGTGAAAATGTACTTCATGTAAAGATAGATGGGAAAATAAAAGAGATAGAGATACATGATAAAGCATTAGCAACTGCTTTTAAAAATCTAAACTCGGAACAAATGGGCTTAATACTTACTGCATCTCACAAAGCAGTAAGATTTTTAGCTGGTTTAAGTACCTCTTATAATCCTGTTTTTGTGGTATCTAACTTCATAAGAGATATACAAACAGCTATGATAAATCTACCTGATGGGATAAAAGGTAATAGACTAAACATTGTCAAAGATGTATTTCCTGCTATGAGAGGAATATATCGAAACGTAAGAGGTAAAGAGAAAAATGAGTGGGGAATACTCTATGATGAGCTAAGAAAAGAGGGTGGAACAACTGGCTGGAATAATATGTATGATGTTGTAGATATGAGAAAATCAACTCAAGATATTTTAGATAAATATAATGGAAAGATAGCACCTAAACGATGGTTTAAAAATATTTTAGGATTTGTAGAAGATATAAATGATGCAGTTGAAAACTCATCAAGATTAGTAGCTTATAAAATGGCTAAAGAGAGTGGAATGACTAATGCAAAATCTGCAAGTATTTCTAAAAATCTTACTGTAAACTTTAATAGAAAAGGGGAAGAAGGAACAGGAATGAATGCTGTATTTATGTTTTATAATGCAAGTATTCAAGGGACTGGAAGGATAATAGAACGACTCACAACGAGTAAAACATCTCAAGCTCTAGTATCTGCAATGGTTGGGATAGGTGTCACTTTAGATATGTGGAATCGCTCTCAAAATGCAGATGCCTATGCACAGATACCTAACTATATAAAAGATACAAACTATATATTTATGCACGAAGATGGTAGTTATAACTCTCTAAAACTCCCTTATGGGTACAATCTTTTTAAAGCATCTGGCGATTTGGCTTCTCAACTTTATCATGGAGAGATAGATAGAGATAAACTTCCTAGTAGATTTTTATCTCTTGTTGTAAGTGCCTTTAGTCCTCTTGGTGTAGATAGTGAAGACCCTATAAAAACAGTAACACCTACTTTAGCAAAACCAGTGCTAGAAGTTGCACTCAATAGTAACTTCTTTAGGGGAACTATACAACCTGAAGATAACCCTTTTGAACCACAAAAGCCTGATTCACAAAAATATTTTAAATCAGTAAACCCCATTGCCAAAACAGTAGCTCAAAAGATGAATGAATATAGTGGAGGTAATATGTATGAAAGTGGTTGGGTAGATGTAAGCCCTGAAAGTATAGAACATTTAGTTGAGTTTGCAACAGGTGGACTTGGTAAGCTTATTTTAAGAACTGGTACAGTTATAGATCAAGCTCTTGATGATGATAAAAAAGTAGATATGAATAAAGTTCCATTTCTAAGAGCTGTTTATGCTACTCCACGAGAAAAGTCTGAAACAAATCTCATATATAAGATGCACAATGAATCAGGTAAAACTTATTTTAATAAAGTACAAAGAGCTAGGTTTTTTAGATGGGCTAAGGAAGCATTAAATAAAGGTGATATAAAAAAAGAAACTTATAAAAAATTAAGAAAAAAGTTTACAGATAATCAATCTCGGATAGATTTTGCTCGAAAACATAATTTACAGTCGATAGATGATTATAGTAATTCTGAGTATATACAAGATGACGCTAAAACTGGTTTACATAGAAGTCAAAGAATAAAAATAAATAAAGAGCTGAAAAAAATGGAAGACAATTAAATGGCTCACGACAACAGTATAAGATTTAGATGTAGAGCATTATTTGAAGTGCTAAATATGACACTTAGCTCTATTGCAGAGCAGGAAACTATCGGTATCTCTACATTAAGTGATTGGAAAAATGATGATAGAGATGAATATGGCGGAATTTGGATAAAAGGATGTAAAGCTGGAAATGTAGATGCAATAGCTAAACAACTTAGAGAAGAGTTAGCAGCAACTTCAGTTTATGATGAGATGAAAAATAAACTCTCTCAGTATCAGGGGATAACTGACACTGGTACGATGGAAGTATCTGGAATACTTGATTTATCGAATGAAAATAAAGAGTTACAAATCAGAGCTGAACTTGATATATCAATGCTATCAGCAGTCGGAGCAGATTGGTTTGATGCACAACTTCTTAAAAATAGTATGTTAAGTAGTATTGTTTTAAATAATCAAGTAAAAAAAGATATTACAAAAGTCAAACAATCTGATATTAAAGCAAGTTCTGAAATACATAAGATAGCTAAAGAATCAAGATTTGGTAAAACTCCAGATACTGTTGTGTTTAATGTAAATGGAGACTACACTCCAGAGGAGTTAAATAATTTATCCATGGAGGAGTTGGAACAGTTAATAGCTAAAGAGAGTAAAAGCATAAAAGAAAAAGTTATTGAAACTAAATAGAGTAAAAATTATAAAAAAGGGACACCTAAAAGGACACCTAAATTTTCAATAATTATCTCGTAAAGTATGAATTTATTTTAAAGTTCGTATTTTAGGGGGTTTTTGAAGTAAAAAAGTGGTGGGTCCTATGTGACTCGAACACATGACCACTCCGTTATGAGCGGAGGGCTCTAACCAACTGAGCTAAAGACCCACTGTTTTGATGCTGTAATTATAGTAAAGAAAACTTATTAAATTCTTAAAAAATGAAAAAAATAGATTTTTATCTAATAAATAGTATAATATTTTACTAAATATTATTAAGGTTTTAAAATATGGAACAGTTTTTAAGCGAAGCAAAAAATGCAAGTAGAGTTTTATCTACACTAAGTGGTCATGATAAAAATAGAATATTAAAAGAGATGGCAACTGCATTAAGAGATGAAACAGAGTTATTATTAGAAGCTAATGCGTTAGATATGGCAGATGGTAAGAAAAATAATTTAACATCAGCTTTAATGGATAGACTTCTTTTAGATGATAACCGTATTGATTCTATGGCAGTAGCTATTGAAGAGATAGCTGGTCTTAAAGAACCTGTTGGTCGTGTTTTAGATGGTTGGGTTACTGAAGATGGTTTGAATATAAACAAAGTAAGTATCCCTATCGGTGTAATCGGTATTATCTATGAATCACGTCCAAATGTTACATCAGATACAGCAGCTCTTTGTTTTAAAAGTTCAAATGTTTGTGTTCTTAAAGGTGGTAAAGAAGCTGAAAACTCTAATAAAGCTATCGCTAAAGTTCTTCAAAGTGTATTAACTACAAATAATTTACCAACTGCACTTATATCTCTTATTCCTGATTCTTCTCGTGAGGGTGTAAATAAACTTATAAAAATGGATAAGTATGTAGACCTTATTATTCCTCGTGGTGGTGCTGGACTTATTAAACACGTTAGTGCAAATGCAACAGTAAGTGTAGTTAAGCACGATAAAGGACAATGTCATACATATATAGATAAAGATGCAAAAATAGATAATGCAATAGCTATTGCTATAAATGCAAAAGTACAACGCCCTGGTGTTTGTAATTCTATGGAAACTCTTTTAGTAGATGAAGCGATTGCTAAAGATACCTTACCTCTTCTAAAAAAGGCTTTTGATGAAGTTCATACAGAACTTAAAGGGTGTTCAAATACTCAAAATATAATAGAAGTAGCAGATGCTAATGATGAAGATTTTGATACTGAGTATTTAGCAAATATTTTAAATATAAAAGTAGTTTCTGGTGTTGAGGGTGCGATAGAGCATATAGTACAATTTGGTTCTGGTCATTCTGAAGCTATTATCACTGAAAATATTACAACTGCTGAAATATTTTTAAATGCGATAGATGCAGCAGCAGTATATGTAAACGCATCAACACGTTTTACTGATGGTGGAGCATTTGGTTTTGGTGCAGAGGTTGGTATTAGTACAAATAAACTTCATGCACGTGGACCGATGGGTATAGAGGGTTTAACTACTTATAAATTTAAAATTTATGGAAGTGGGCAAACTAGATAATTGAAGGGGTTTTAATATGTACATTAAATACTTATTATTACTGTTAGCAATATTACCATTAACAATTTTAGCTCAAAATAGTATTGTCGATAATAATGTAACAGAGGTTGTTCAAGAAAAATTACAAATTATTGATGTAGATACTATACAATCAAATAAGATAGTTTGGGTCACAAATTC